AGACGCATAAGGATGCGTTTTATGAGCCTGGAAAGAAGGGACGGCCTATGTTAAGTTGTCCAGAGTGTAATGCACAAGTAGTAGGAGATTTGATTGGTGGTCGCAAGTAACGTACAAAAAAAGCGTAATGAAGTTAGCAGACTACTTCGGATGTCAAACAGACACAGGAATGTATTGCGTTGGAGTCCTAATGAAACCATAGAACACGTAAGTAGGAAGTTTGAGATCTGCATGAAGTTAAAAGAATGGGGTCACGAGTTTTATACTGAGGCTATATTTGAGCCAAGTGGTTTGAGGGCTGATGTTATTGATGCGGACGAGGGTATTGTTTACGAGGTGTATCAGACAGAAGGTATGGAGAGTTTGAAACGTAAGGCATTGCAATATCCTTTAGAGGTTAGGTTTGTAAGTGCTAATGAAGCACCGTTTACGGAGAAGATGTTGTTGTGATCCGCATTGTAAGAGATGGCATAGTGGTGTTTGAGAGTGAAAGTTTGTATGAGATAGCAGATTGGTTATATTACGAAGAAAAAGAAGTTAAAGAATTGGTAGTAACCCCAAACGAGGAGGCGCATGACAAGACCAAAGCTACTAAACGGTGATGTACGACAGGTTCTCAGTGAATTGGAGCCTGAGAGCGTTCAATGTGTTGTAACATCACCACCTTATTGGGGTCTTAGGGACTATGGGACAGCTACTTGGAAGGGTGGTGATGAGAACTGTGAGCATGAAGGTATTTTATTAGGAAATAATAGGAATTTTATAGATAGAGAAGGTCGAGGAAGTAACAAAAAATCTATTTCATCGGGTGACTGTGTTAAATGCGGTGCAAAAAGGATTGACGCACAGTTAGGATTAGAAGAAACACCTGATGAGTATGTCAAGAATATGATAGATGTGTTTAGAGAAGTTAAAAAAGTGCTTAGAAAAGATGGCACACTTTGGCTAAATCTTGGCGACAATTACTTTGGAGGAGGTCGTGGCGAGGATAGGAAATACAAAGAAGCGTATGATTCGGTAGAAAACTCTAAACCTGATTGGAGTAAAATAAAAGGGCTTAAGCCAAAAGATCTAGTTGGTATACCTTGGCGTGTAGCTTTAGCGTTACAGGCAGATGGTTGGTGGTTACGGAATGATATTATCTGGAGTAAGCCAAACCCAATGCCTGAGCCAGTAAAGGATCGCTTAACAAAAAGTCACGAGTATATATTTTTACTTACGAAATCTAAAACATACTATTACGATCATGAGTCAATAAAAGAACCATATAGTGAATCATCAATACAAAGAATTAATCAAGTTACTTTTGATAAACAAACTGGAGGCAAGAAAGACTACGGCAAAGTATCAGTACATTCTAAGAATACAAATTCGATACGAGGTACATTAGAGAAGTTTAAAGAAAACTTAGGTAGTGGACGAAATCGTAGAACTGTGTGGGAGCTAGTTACAAGATCATATCCAGAAGCTCACTTTGCTACATTCCCAGAAGAGATACCTGAGTTATGCATTAAGGCAGGAACAAAGGCAGGGGACCTTGTGTTAGATCCGTTTGTAGGTTCTGGTACTACGTGTGCTGTAGCTTCTAGGCTAGGTAGAGAAAGTATTGGTATAGAATTAAATGAGGAATATCTTAAATTAGCCCGTAAAAGGTGTAAGGTTGAGAGTGAGAGTTTATTGAAGTATGTATAAAGCGGACAACAAGGACATTACAAAGTTAGTTGCTAGTGCTTTGGACTTAGCATCAGAGAAGCCACTTACGATGGGAGAGTTTGCAGAATCTATACTACAGAGTTACATGGCTCAGGAGCCTACAGACTTTGTTCCTTTAGGCGACATGCACCGAGAGTGGGAAGAGTTGTTTAACAAAGGCACACACACTGCTATAATGTGTGCTAGAGGTCATTTGAAAACTAGTTGGAGCTTAGCAGTCCTAGCATACCATATGGCTACGTTTAAGAATTTTAGAGCGTTGTATATTTCAGCGACATTAGAACAGGCTTGGGATAAGTTAGAACAGTTTGAAGAATTGTGTAAGCGATCTTGGAGATTGGAAGGTTATGTAAGATCTACTGATGACAGGAAAGCAGTATGGCGTAAAGGTGCTAAGTATTTCAATAACGGATCTAGAGTTCATGCAGCAAGTATTGGTAAAGCGTTAGAAGGTCCTCACGTTCACATGATTATTCTGGACGATGTATTGCAAGAGTTTCCAAATTTAACTGACGAGAAGGTTATACATTACATCCGTAGAGTTGTGATGCCGATGCGTTTACCAGATGCTAAGATGTTATTGATAGGAACGCAGAAGAGAGTTGGTGATGCTACAGACTGGGTAGAGCAAAACAAGATGTGGGACACAGTAAGACATCCTGCGTTACTTAACGATGACACACCTAGGTGGCCTGAGTATTGGACTTATGATCGTTTGATGGATGAGAAAGAAACGATGGGATCCAGAGCGTTTGAGTCTGAGTACATGTTAAATCCATTAGATCCAGAGAGTGCAGTTATACCTTACGAGATATTGAATGGTTGTTTGGACAAGGGATTGGAGATGGGTCCTGCACCTAACAACGAAGATTGGGACACTTACATGGGTGTTGATCTTGCGGTAGGTATGGATAGTAAGAATGACGAGACAGCTTATGTAATAGTCGGATTCAATAAACTTACACAAGAGCGTAGAGTGTTGTATTCATGGTCAGGTAAGATATATGCAAAGGGTCAGGGTTGGTTAGAGGCTCAGGTTGTTAGTATGAAAGAGTTAGCCGAACGATTTAATCCAAGTAAAGTTATGGTAGAATCGAATGGTTATCAGAGACTTGTAGTACATGCTGCGGCAGATCTTGCAGGATTGCCAGTAGTAGGTCACAATACAGGGCGAGAAAAACACAGACATGATGTTGGGATTCCACTTATAGCACTTAAGATGGAGCAAGAAAAGTATGCAATACCTTGGAACAAAGAAGCGACTGAAGGTAGTAGACCTGGAACACGTAAGTTAGTAGATGGACTTAGCAGACTTATTTACGGTAAGAATGGAAGGCTTGAGGGTCACACACCTGATGCAGTGATGGCGTTATGGATGTGCGAGTTAGCTATACATGAGGATCATAAGCGTAAGCTTAACTATACAAAGTGGGATTATTTTGCATGAGGCCTACTATTCTTAGTTATGGCGGTGGTATAAATTCAACAGCGTTACTTCTTGAGTGGGTAGCTCAAAAAAAACCATTAGATTTAGTAATTTTTGCAGACACAGGTTCAGAGATGCCTGAAACTTACAAATTTATAGATAAGTATGTTAAACCTTTTTGTAAAAAACATAAGCTTCCTTTTGAAACTGCGTTTTACACAGCATCTAATAGAGTAGCAGGAGTTAAAAAAGGGCATTGGCAAGAAAATCAAAGAGTATCTATATATGACTATTACGATTATCAAAAAGCAGTTCCGTCAGTTAGGCAGCGATCTTGTACAGATAAATTTAAAGTAGAGCCTATTGAAAAATACATAAAAAAGAAATGGGGAGATAAAAAATACCCTATGCGTTTAATTGGCATAGATGCTGGAGAAAGTCATCGTGCTAAATATATTATAGATCCTGAAACAGGCAAAAAAGAAAAGTTGTATGAGCACAATGAGTATCCTTTGATAGATTGGGGTTGGGATCGTGACGCTTGTCTTGCAAGAATAGAAAAAGAAGGTTGGTCAAACCCAGGTAAGTCAGGTTGTTTTTTTTGTCCATTTCAAAAGAAAAAAACTTGGGCTGCATTGTTAAAAGACAAACCTGATTTGTTTAATAAGTCTATGAAATTAGAAAGTCAAGGTAAACGGTTTCCTGAGTTTCCTTTAATGCAAGTTAAACCAAAAAGGCTTGATTGGTTTAAAAAAGCAGTTGAATCGCAAACCACACTTATAGACTTTGAGGAAGATCCTAATATACCCTGTGATTGTTATGATGGATAATGGTATACAAACAAGATTTATCAGATCCACATAATGACGGAGAATACGATACAGAAATGATGTGTCCAAATCAATGCGGAGCTAGGTACTCGGCAAACAAAAATGACTATTATACTGTAGACGACGACTATGTTTTTACTTGCGACGAATGTGAAGAACCATTAATATTAGTTAGAAAAGTTGTTAGTTATGAACGGCTATAGGTAAGTATAAATATCCGTATATATACTATAGTTCCCATAGACAGATGGGTAGAACTCGATTAGAATTATTTGGAATCACTAACGAAACAAAGAAGAAAGTTCAAATTATAGCTAAGGAAAAGAACATGAGTACCGCAACATTATTGGAACCTGTGTTACGTAAATACGTAGATGAGCCTGTGAATAAAAGGATCATATATAGACACGGTAGTAGACAATGAGTTATGCTATACCTGGTGGCGTAAAGAAAGAAGCTATATTAGGCAAGAAACTTTACAAAGAATTTGGATATGGTGGCGGTTCAGTTACGGCTATGATAAATAAAATGTTGATTAACAAGAAAGAAGTTAGTCATCCTATTGCAATTAAGATACACACTTACTATAGAAGGCATGAGAATGTAGATCCTCAGGGTCAGAATTTTGATAATAAAAAACGACCTAGTAAAGGATATATAATGTGGAAACGGATGGGTGGTGACTCAGGGCATTCGTGGTCACGTAAACTAAAAAGGAGCATAGACTCCGTAAACAAACAAAAACTTAAAAACATAAACGTTAGGTTGGACAAGATAACCAATGGGCTTACTAGATAGATTCCGTAGCAAACCTGCTCCAGTTAGGAAGTCAGGAATAGAAGATTACTTAGAAAAGAATATGATGAAAGATGCAAGAACTCCAGTGTATTCTGGTGTAAGTACTGATCTTGCGTACAAAGAAGCAATCCTACCTCCAGTCGATCAGAACTATTTGGAAGTATTAGCAGACAGATATTCACATTTACGAACTGTGATAACTAGAATAGCAAGTCAGGCAGTAGCTAAAGAATGGGATTTTATAGAATCTGGAGTCGGAGATCCAGAAGAAAAACAATTAGTAAAAAAGATACTTAGAGATCCTACTAACGGTAATGCAGATATAACAGGTATGGAGTTTTTTAAAGCAGTAATTAGACAGCTTGAGATTTTTGATGACTGTTGGGTTAGTGTTGTTTATGATAGGGTTTTAGATAATGATGGAGAGACTACAGGTAAGATAGTCAAAGAGTTATGGGTAGAAGATGCAAAACACATGCGATTCTACGTTGATGGTTTTGGTAAGTTTTTAGATGATAAGATGTTTGATCCTTTAACTAGAGAGTTTATGGCAGGAACTCACAATAAGGATACAGGCACTAAGTTAGTTGCAATGGCTTACTTTTATGATGTAGATGGGGAACAAATACCATTTGCACGAGATGAGATTATACACTTTAACAAGTATAGTTCAACTGCTAGGTTGTATGGTCAATCTCCTATTATAGGTCTTTCTAAGAAAATCGAAACCGCACTTGCTATTGAATCTCTACAAAATAAGGTGTATCGGTTAGAAAGGCCACCTAAGGGTTTTTTAGATATTCCAGGTCACAATGAAGATTCACTTAACAGATTAGGAGAATACATTGCAGAGGAGACAAGACGCAATCCTAATTTTATTCCAATTATAAGTAGTCAAGAAGGATCTAACACAGCTAAGTTTGTGTCAATTATGCCTAACTTTGATGAGCTAATGATGTTGCCTTACATGGATAGGATTAACAACGACATTAATGCATCGTATGGAGTTATGCCTTTAGTTGTAGGAGACATGTCTGGAGTCGGAGGATTAAATTCTGAAGGTGAACAGATTACGATATTTGACAGAACTATCAGAGAGACACAGCGTTGTGTGGAGTTAGGTTTAATCAAACCATTATTGAAATTGATGGGCGTTAGTACTTGGACAATTCGTTTCAATGATATTAACGAAAGAAACGAAACACAATACTTAAACAATATGAATCTAAAAGCACAGATAATAACTCAGTTTCAGAACTCAGGTATTGATGTGGATTTAGGGGAGGATGGAGAATTAGTACTACCAAAGTCGGCAGAGGCAGTAAGGCAAGATTTTCTAAGGCGTTCTCAGGAGTCGCTGGAGGAAGAGGAGCCAAACAAGCGTCTCTCTACATTGACCGAGCTTTACGAGACCTCCGATCAGTCTTAACCAAAGAGTTTCAAAATCTAAAAGGAATCACTAATGTAGTAGAGCTTAGGTCTGCTGTATCAGATGTAACTATTATGATTTCCAAACAGTTAAGAGAAGCTATACAAGATGATGTTACAGAGGCTTATCTTAATGGAGCTAGATCTGCGTATGCAGATGCACCTGGTTTAGGAGTTAAATCTTATGATCGAGATGAGTTTGATTTAGAAGATATTAGGATTCTTCAGAACAATGGTCCTTTAGGTTTAGCTTTAGGTAATTTTGAAAGAGATTTGAATAATGAAATGAATAAGGTTATTTTTGAAGCTGCAGCACTTAACGTAGCAATGGCAAGTATGGTAGATCAAGTAAGAGGTGTAGCTAATACACAAGCTTGGAAGTTAGGCAGGGTTGCTAGGACTGAAATGTTAAATGTGTTTAATGAAGGTAGGTTTAGAGGTTATGCAAAAGCAGAACAAAGTTTAGGGGATCGGTTTAAGTATAGTTTACAGATTATTAATGACAGTAGAACATGTGGGGCTCATC